CGGACCTCCATGGTGAAGTCTATGCCGCGGAGGTCAAGCTGCGGCATCTGGTCTACTGGCAGGCCTATGCCTTCATCGACGACGAACTTTACCGAATCGAGCCAGTCCTCGTTGTTGCCGGTCTGGACCGATACCGCGACGAGCGGCAGCGCGAGAACGTTGGTGGCGCCGACGGTCATTCCTCAGGCCTTCTTCATCAGCCGGTGCGGCCAGATCTTGTCGCTGCCAGGATCGCGCGGCAGGACGGCTGCGTGCTCGCGCACCTTGGCCTTGACGTCGGCGACGTACTTCCAACGCTCGTCGAACAGCACCTTGCGGTGCCTCGCATCCTCGGGCCATTTCGCCGGGTCAGTGCCGTATCGCACTATCGCGTCGATCATGTCATGCAAAGCGTTAAGCTGATCCGAGACCGAGAAGGCATCGTCGATTCTGCGCTTGGCCTCGGCCTTGACAGGCGCCGACCCGACGCGCTCGCGCCAGTTCGCGGCGAGGTACGGAAGCCCGTTATTGATCTCCAACTTCGGGCTCTCGATCACCTCGCGCGGCACCGATAGGACGGTCATTCCCTCGCCGTGAACGTCGTCACGAATCTCGGTCTCGTCAGCGTAGCAAGCGACGACGGTCGGCGTCTTGCCGTCGAGATCGTTCGTTCGAATGAATACTTTCATGACGGTGCTCCGCCGGGAATAGTTGGTAACTGGTAGGCGATGTTCTGGACCTGAGCCATCCGCGTGACGCAATTGTTGAGATTGGCCGTCGTCTCGTCGACGGAGGTCGTTGCGTCGGCAATCGCCTGATTATCCGCCGCCGTTATCGCCGACTGAAGCACGCTGACGTCACCGATGAGTTCGGTCGTGAGAAAGAGGATCATCGTGTTGTCCGCCGGGATGTCGGTCGAGGCCGCGGTGATCGTCGCATTGATGTTGTTCGCGTCCGCCTCGACCGCGCTCGCCGCGCTCGCGATCCCCGCGCTGTCGCTGTTGGCGACGGCGGTGTCGAGCGTCGCGACGTCGGCGACGAGCGTGTCAGTCTGCTGCTGAAGCGTGTCGGAGTATATCGTCATCACGATCACCCGTAATTTATCGAGATCGAATTGAGGTTGCCCTCGGTGTTCGCGGCCGGCGACATGCTGCCGATGTTCGACAAGTACTGCGCCGCGATCCCCATGTTGAACGCGTACATGTCGATGTTGCCGTTGGCAACGACCGTCCCATGTCGCATAAGGCAAGTGCCAGTCTGGCAACTGACTCCGTTCGCCCCATTGCAGCTTGACTGAAAACCAAGCGATAGCGTTGTGATGTCCGTGGCATCACTGACGATAGAACTGCCGTGCGACGGTTCGACACCGTGTTGCGTGTTCCCGTACGAACCGCCGCCCATCAGGGTCATTCGGCCGCCGCCGGTCGCGATGAAGCCGCGCGTCATGCATCCGCAGGCGTGCGAATCCTGAGAGTAGATGTAGCCGCCGCCGTCGCAGCCGACGCCGGCGTCGCCCGACCCCCAGACGCTGCACTGAACTACTCGGATCGACGAGTTGCCGGAGGTCGAGATGCCTCTCATACCGATGATGAGGACGTTTCCTCCAGTAACGAGAATGTTCTCGTAGACGATCGAACCTGGACCGGCGTGGACCATGCCGACGCCAGGGCCACTGGTCGGAATTTGAACTTCCGTCCCGTACTTCGAGCGAAGCATCTGGATGTTGAACGCCGAGTCGTTCGCGCGATAGGCGGCAGTGTTGCCGCTGCGCTGGAAGTCAGAAGTCCTCGGCGGCGACTGACTCGGCTTCATCGTGCCGATGATGGCGATCCGGTCGGCGTCAGGATGATACGTCGTGAGCGTGGCGTTGCTCCCGGCAGTCGGAGTGAAGACGGCCGCCGCCAAGTTGATGTTGACAGCGCCCGAGGTCGCGATGCGCTTGCGACCGAGAGCGGCGAAAAGCTGATTGAATTGATCGACCGTCGACACGCTAAAGGCGACGCTCTGGGTGATCGTCGTATTGGCGTAAATCCAGAATGCCGATCCGTCGTAGACGAAGACGAGGACATCGCCGACCTGCATATCACCGGGGAGGAGCGGCCAGTTCGGATGGCCCCCTTGAGCGTAGATCGGCTTGAGCCCGAGGTTGTTGACGTTGATGTTGCTGAAACTGGTGTTCGTGTTGTGGATCTTCACCATGAAGATTTGGCCGGCGCTGTAACCGGTAAGCGCCGGGCTGAAGTTAGCGATGACGAGGTTCGGCGTCGTCGAGGTGTCAACGCAATACGGGATGTTGGTGAGAAAGACGTTGCCGGGGCCGCCGCCGGCCCCGCCGAAGTTGATCATCTGGAAGACGGTGCCGTCATAGACCATCTCGGCGAGGCCAGCGGCCGGGAGGTCGCCCGCTGCCATTTCCGCGCCGGTTGGCTTACGAATTGGTACTCGGCCCGCGCCGGCATCGATCGTCGATGGACCGCTATTCGTGTTCCTGATCTTGACGCGGATCGGCAGCCCGACTGTGTAGAACGCCAGCGGCGGAGAGAGCGCGACTGATAACGTGTTAACGCTGCCGGTATCTTCGACGTAGTTCATGCGCTGCGAGCGCACACCCTTCGCGACCTGCTCAAGGTCGGCATCGTCGGGCACGATCGAACTATCCGTGATGACGTGAACGAGTTCGCGCATCGGATATTCGAATGCTTGCGCCGGCGGGATCGAGCCCATGCGCGCCTGACTCGGATCGCCGTTGATGTAACCGGCATCCGGATCGGAGATCCCATAGGGCGGCTGATATTTCATGAACCTACCTCCTCACGGCGTTCCCTGCATGGGTCCGCCATAGGCGAGCGCGCTGAAGTCCGGAATCAGACTCGTGTGCGCAGGTTTCCAGCGCTGCAACAGACATATCGCTTCTTCGGGAATCGAAAATTCCAGATGGTGGTTGACGCCAGCTTGGCCAGAACCGGCGCGAAACCAATTCAGTCCGACCTGGCCGACCTCGACGGTCCAGTAAAAGCGCTGCTCTGGCGGACCGATGTACCAGCGAAAGTGCTTGCCCGCCGCGGCGTCGTCACGCGATCGGCTGTCGCCGACCGACGAGATGCCGCACATGAACGGCGCGAACTCTTGAATATTGATGCCCGTGTATCCGAGCCACGCCATCAAGTTCGTGAAGTACGCGCGCGACTGCCCACCCATCCAGGTCATCCACAAGACCAAGATGCGCCGGCGCTGCTCGACCGTTTGCGGACTGGCGAAGCATGGATCTGGTAAGCCCCAGGCCCGCTCCCAGTCAGGTAAAAGCTCCAAGGTTAGTCGCGGGTCTGATTCGCGTTCGAGCAGATCGGCAGCACGGCCGTCGACGTAGCCGTAATATTGGCAGAGGCCGTCGACAACGCCCGCAAGCGTGCTCCCAGGCTCGCGTGGCCACGCCTGGCCGCGCGGCAAGAGCGTCAGAAAAGCTTGCGTGTAGTCGTCGCCCGATCGGCGGACGTGCCGATCACGGGGCTGGGTTTGGGGGACCGGCGCCATAAACGATATCGCCAAGGACTGCCATGTGACCGGGGGACTGCATGATGTCATCGAGGGAAGTCGCCATCGCGAACGAGACGACTTCCGGCGTATTCAGAATCGCCTGGTACTTCCAAGCCGCATAAATTACCTGGCCGGGCTTGGCATAATTGAGCAGCATCTCTCGCAAGCTGACTTCGATCGCTGCGCGAGTTTCTGGCGTGTCGGGAGTGAGGTCGTTGATGTACGCCTCGACTCGCTGCTTAAGAGGCGAAAGGACCCAAAAGTCTTTGACCGCGACGGGCCTCACGGAATCGATGTACCCGGTAACCGCCGCAAGATCTTGCGCGATCGGAAAGCCATCGTTGTCCGCGCGCAAATCGTCGAACATCACGCGGACCGTGACCGTCCCTATGCCCATCTCTAACGGGTAACACCACGCTCTCGTACAGCCAGGAACGGCGAGGGCCCAGCGAACATAGTCTTCGAGGTCTCCGCCTTGCGGAGGCTGCCTGATGCGTTCAAGGACGCGAATGCGAAGATCGTCATCGGATTCTTCGTCGACGCCACCAGAGACATCGACGGCAGCTATGGTGATGCCGGCGATGTCGCTAGAAAGCGACATTCCCGGATCGAGATTGCCGACAATGCCAGGATCGAGAGCCCTTATCTCGCCAGGTACTAAACTCCCGGCGAGGCCAGTGACCAAATCTTCTAGCGTCTCGTACTGGACGGCAGCCCCCGATGCTGCCGACGACAGTATCGTTCCGATAGGAATGACAATCCCCGACGCCGAGCCAGTGAAGTCGGCCGTCCCCTGCGCAAGCGTCGCCATTTTGCGACCGGTGGTCCCATCGGCATTGACCAGCCAGATATTGCCGTGACGATCGAGCCACTCGACCTCTGCGGTGTCCGGCAGCAACTGCAATGCGAGCCAATCGATATACTGAAGTGTCAGATGACAGAGCGCGCCTTGACAGTCTGACATGACTCGCAAGACGCTGTTCGGGATCAGCGCATCTGCACCCGGCAGTGCGCCGCGAATTTTATCGCGAACGATCGAGCGCACGTCCTTTAAGGTCGGGGTAAGCCACGGCATTGCAGACTCTGTTTATGGAGTTGGAAATGGCGCCGACAGCGGGTTTGATATGCGCCCGATATTATAATTGTCGTTCACCCGCTCGATATCTTGCCAGAGGATCTGGTAGCGAAGATCGACCTCTAGAGTTGGTCCACGATAGATGCGAATGAGAGCGCTGATCTGCTCGCGCCCGGTCCTCTCGACCAAGACATCAAAACTCGATCCGATCCGAGCATTCACGAACGGCTGAATCGCGTCGCGGATATGATATTCGACTCGCGTCGTGGTAGCGCCATAGATCGATTGCGATGGCGTGATCTTGTCTCTCTTGTGTAACCACAAGAGACAGCCCAGGTCCCATCCGTTCCAAATTTCGGGAGCGTCGAGATTTCCCCACCAACCCATGCGATCGGTCGAGTCGGGATCGGGAAGCACGTCGCCCACGTCGGCGAGCCCGTCAGTCCCGAGCGCGACAATGATCGCAGTCGCAAGCGCCTCGGTCTCATCGAGCGTCCCGTCGGCAAGCAAATTCCAGTCGCAAGTGACCGAGTACTTCGGGAAGAACGTGTTTTGAACTATGCGGATGTCGGGCATAATGGGAACCTGAAGAAAGCCACGAGGAAACGATGGGCATCGAGATCGTATGCGACGAAGACGCGCCTGTTCCGCGCCGCACTCAACTCTGGCTGACTTGCGATGCCGTGATGCACAGCATGTTTGATCCGCTGAAAGCTTGCTTTGACGAAGGCAATTACATGGCGAATTGCACCGCTGCTAAAGCTGTCGGCTGGCTAGAGCAATCGAACGGTACATGGCTGTGCCCAGGATGCTCGGGCAAGAAAGCTCACCAACCCGCTGTCACATCGTAAGCCGCTACTGCGGCGACACTCGTCAATGCACCAATCTCGCCGTTCTTCGTGTTCTGCGTGGTCTTGAGCGTGTTGCGACGATTCAAGATTTCCTGCAAGGCAACCTGATTCATCGTCAATGAAGCCGCGTCCGGAATCCCACCAGCGCTGACGTGAGGCATAGAAGCAGGAGACATCGTAGCGGGAGACATCGAAGCGCCAGGCATCGAACCGATAGTCGCACTCAGGGACACCGCAGTTGGCATCCCGGCGGTGTAGTTGCTGTCTGGCATACTTTGATGTGGCATAGTCGCGGCACTGTAGACCCCGCCCCCCGCGTCGCAGGATACGAGCGTTCCATTGATCGCATCGACATAAGCACTGTTCATGTAATGAGTGTTGTCATTGAACCCTGCGACCGTCACCCCCATGTGGCTGTTGAAAACGCCGACGTTATCGTTGTGAGTGTTGACATCATTATTGTAGTTGCTGATGTAATTATCGTGCTGCACGAAGTTGGCGTTGATCGCGTTGATGCTCGCCGCCAAGCTAGCGTTGAAGTTGCTAGCGCTCGACGCCAAGCTAGTGTTGAAGTTGCCGGCGCTCACAGCCAAGTTATAGTTGAGACCGTCGGCGCTCGCGTTCATGCTGTCTTCTAGCCGCTGAATGCACGCTCCGAGACTGTCATGACCGCCGGCGGCAGAGCCGGTCATCTCGCCGATCGCTTGGCTCTGCATGCTTGAGACGTTTTCGTCGCTCGCATCATAGGTCGTTGTTATCGTCGCCTTTTCTGACGACGAAGATGGCGTCACCGTGATCGTGACGTCGATCGGCGCCTGTCGCTTCAGGTCAAACAGCGAGTTGATCAGCGACGTTTTAACCGCCTGTGCCTGTGCTAGGGTAATCGGCTGTACTGACGGAGCGCCAAGCTCGTTTTGATTCGGATCTTGCGCCGCCAGCATCCATCTGTTGATGTAAGTCTGATACGGCGATGGATCGCTAAACTTCTCGCGCACCCCAACCCGATCAGTGTAGAGAATCGTCCCGTCTTTGCCGCCCCAGTCAACAATATAGATGTTGGCTGGAACATCGCTCAAATCGACAGCCATTGGCGCGTCGTCGACGGTAACAACGTTATTTGCCGGCACCAGCCAAAATTTCATCGCCATTTTAAGTTCACGTACAAGGGTCGGCTTTGAGCACAAACGGCGTAGACTTCAAGCAAACACCCGCCACCCAAACATGGGCACCGTTTTTGATGTGCGCATGACCGGCATCTGCCCGGTAGGATTTCTCGTTCGATTCATAGTATCCAACGGTCCTGTCACCTTTAACCTCGTGATGACTCGGGCCATTATTC